ACATTCTGCAACACAAAATCAGGAGTATAAGTACGGTAGGCTAGGTCTTCCCATTCAATCTTTATTTCTTCATACATGAACGTGTGATTACGTTCCTTGAGATAGATTGAAACTGTATGCTCTAGCCCACTACGATACCCATGTTTGATTGCTGCACGTTTTGCTTTATGCAGCAATTACATCTCCTATGTAAGATATGATAGGTGGATTCTTTGCTTGTGATTTAACTGCTGGCTTCTCTGTTAGAGTAGGCCAACAATCAAAACGATAGCTACAAAACTTACACCCGTCATTAAGTACTTTGTTGCCAGTCTCCTTGCCTCTAAACTTTTCTGGTACTGGTTGAAAACACTTTTCAAATTTATTCTCCTCTACTGTTTGTACTGTATCTTTAATCTTCTGAACCTCTGCTTCAAGGTCAAGACCTGTAGCTGGTACATATTTAAAAGCACCATTAGCTCTGTTGACTACCCACCAGCCACCGACCTTCTTGCCAGATGCCTTTGCGTAGCCAGCTAATTGTCCTACGTATCCGAAACCATCACCACTGGCAAGGGTATCGTAGGATTCAAATTTGTTTCTATATGACCAGTCGGAAGCTGATTTAATATCATCGACAGCATCGTTAATGACAATATCATATGACCCATTAACAACAGTACCCCCACAGTCAAGGCTAACTTTTTCACTATCTTCATATTTAATCCCCGCTTCTTTCAAAACTCCCTTGAAGACAGCTTCAACAATGTCTCCAAGCATCATGTTCATTATGAATGTATTTGGGAATGGTAGTGCAGCCTCTGGCTTATTCTTTTGATACCAGAGTTGGCAGGTGGGGCGACCCACATTAGACATTCTCATCTTGAAATCGCCCCGACCTTTACCACCGCCAAACTGTCTGCGCATTGCATCAGCAACATCATTAGCTACTTGCTTAATGGTGTCTTCAGAGATAGTGCTGTCACCTTTGACGGCATTCTCCATGTACTGATGCAATGCTAGTTCAGCAGGATGATTCATTATGCTGCATCCTCATCGTCTAACTCAATGTCCACAAGGCCATCAACTACGTCAATGTCATCGTCTTCCATACGTGAGTTAGCTTTCTCTGCCCACTGGTTGATGATGTAACTGTTGTAGTTATCAATCCAAGCCATGAAGTCACCAAACAAAACCTGATCCTCTTCGGTCAAGTCAATAGTATTGGATACATCAAGGGATGCCACAGGCACGTAGTAAGATGCGCCAGTTGGTATCTTACGCTCTGCTGTATTAGCAGAGATGATGTGTTGAGGTGGCAACCGCTGCATCTTAGCCAATGAAGCAAAGCTGTTTCCAATCTCCTTGAAAGCATCACGGTTATCAATCTCCCAAATAAAAGGCGTAGGCTCCACATCTACTTTCTCTCCTTTATCATCGGTAGGATTAACCAACTCAACAATACCTTGTACAACACGTACACGTTTGATCTGTTTAATTAAGTCCTGCATCTTCTCAGGCAATGCCTTGAAGTCTTTAATGTAACCAGCAGGTTTACCACAGTTAAAGCCACCATCATTATCTTTCAGATCAGATTCCATCTTGCTGTCATCTGTCATCAAACTCTTGATGAAACGATTAGGTGTCTTAGCATCACCCATAACATAACGCTTGTACATAAAGCGTTGTAGGAATGGACGCATCTTAATACCAGAGGCATAGTAAGTCGGGCCATCTGGAATCTCTAGCTTGTATGCTCCACCCTCAATTACTTCTACGTTAACATTCTTGCCGTTAACTTCTGCAGTACCCATGATGGGTGAGTGATGGATGCGTAACCTAGCTAACTGACTAGACTTAGACGATCCTGTAGTCTCATTTGCAGTACCCATAGCTTTTGCCATAGCTGCATAGTTGTTAGTGTCGATTGTCATTAATTGTGTCATACATTTCTCCTTTGTTTTCTGCGAATGAGCCATAGTTATATCACGCCACGTCTTTAGTGTCAAGCCAATTCGGGCCGATTTTTGACTCTAAAAGTAGAGGAACATTAAAATTTATTCCCCATCGTGTCGTTATCAGTTGAGGTAATTCCTCATTAGTGCTGTTTATGATATTGATTACCTGATCTTCTTCGTCAGGATGTACATCAATAACAATACTGTCGTGTACCGTATTCACTATGCAAGAATTTTTACCCTGCAAAAGATATTCTATGTGCAATAAACACAGCGGTACTATATCACCTGTAGCAAATCCCTGCACAGGATAATTCTTTATCTGTGTAAAGTGTGACACCCTGCCACTAGCACGTCTTTCGACATCGGGAAAGGCATACTCGCGTCCTGATGGTGCAACTATTTTAGATGTGGTCAAAGCCTCTTTAGCCAGTCGGGAATGCCAAGCTGCGACACCTTTGTACTTTTCTGTGAAGTGTTCGTAGTAGGCTGCTTCTGCTTTTGTTCTGCCGTATCCCGTTGCGCCGTAGAGTGGAGCAAACGTATGCGCCTTTGCATCCTGCCTACTCGTAGGCTGACCAGCATCACTAATAACTTTAGCGGTGTATGCGTGTACATCAAATCCAGTAGAAACTTCTTCAATTGCAACCTCGTCTTGTGATAAGTAAGCAGCAGCACGAAACTCTAGCTGCGCAAAGTCAGCCTCAAGTATCTTGCCACCATCAAATCGTGACACAAATACTTTCTTAACAGGAAACGTGCCGCCACGTGGCATGTTCTGCATATTAGGATTAGCACCTGACAGTCTACCTGTGGCTGTACGATGCTGCAGTAAGCTAACGTGTAGCATACCATCTTCTTTAGTGTATGTCTTGATGCCATCGACAAACGATGACAGGTAGGTATCAATAGCAGACAGTCTTCGTACCTTATATAAGAAGTCAACTGCATCATCCATACCTTTAGACTTAGCACCAGCCTCAAGCAACTCAAGGTTGCCCTTGCTTGTGGTAAAGCCGTTGGCACTAGCCCACTTAGCTGTCGGTGGCTTGAACTTAAAGCCAGCCTGAACATCAGTAGGATTAAATAAGAAGCCAGCGGTATCACAAGTAGGACACTTGCTAGGTTTTGCGAATGGATCACCATTCTTCTTGGTCTTACGTATGTAGCCACTACCGTTACACGTGGAACACTGGACTGCATTAGTCCTGTACAATCTTTGTGTACGTGTAGCAACCATCTGTCTGAACTCATCATCAGGCATATACGGATCAACCATAGATGCCCAATCACTCTTATCAAGCACCTTACGACCATAAATAACCCAAGACAATTGCTCTGGGCTGTTAAGATTGATAGGTGTATCGCCCATCACCTTACGTACATGAGCCTGTAAGTCCGTAGTAAGCTGTAGCTTTTCTGCTTCAAATTCTTCACGAACTTCCTCTAGCTTAGACAGATCAACTGCAAAGCCGCGCTGATATATCTTAGTCAGGCATTTAGCTACACGATTAGTCAATCGGACAGTAGATAACAAACCTGCATCTTTCTCTGTATTAAGACGATACCACAACTTATCAGCAAGCTGCTGCGTGGCGTGAAGGTCAGCAGATAGATACTCACACAACTCGTTGTATGGTATGTCTCGTGTGCTGTAGCCTTTCTTGAAGTACTCCTTCAAGGTATCCTGCTTCTTTGTGTCACACTCGTAGCGTTCTGCACAAGCCTGTAGAGATAGTGGTTCTTTAACACCGCGCTGCAATACATACTCAGCAAGCATGGTATCAAACACTGCACCGTCATACTTGAACCCTGACTCCCATAGCCATAGCAAATCATATGCCACGTTGTGACAGATGAGTACAGTAGCTTGGTCAAGATACCACTGCACACGCTCATGGTAGTCAGCTTGACTAGGTACATCAGCATGGTCAAAAGGGAAGTGATGCTCAACACCTTGATCTGTAAGTACACCAACCATAGTCAATGAGTTAGTAGGCTCAAATGGGTCTAGGTGCATCTTACCATCACGATGCGTGACTGTATTCTCTACGTCTAGTGTTAGCTTCATGCTGTATACCTCGCTGTCTGATATTCAAGCTGACAGTGTACACTACCATGCCAGCCTGTCAACTTATTTTTTACCACGTTAAGATGGCGTTCAATATCTTCTTCATCCTGTCCTTGTACTGGCGGGTTCTTTGCAATTAGTATCATCAAGTCAGCTTCAGCAGCCTTACCTGTACGTGAGCCTTCCATCATTGATTGATTAAGCACAACCTTACCTTCTGCCTCTGCAGATAGCTGAGACATATAGAACACCGCACACTCATGCTGCTTGGCAATCATACGTGCGTGAACTGCGTTAGCTTTGAGGGCTTCATCTGCACGAGCAAACCCGCCTGTCTTAGCAAACTTATCTCCCATGTCCAAAAGAACTATGTCAGGCTTGTATGCCTTACATACGCTCTCTACCCAATTCATGTCACGTCCTGTGGCATCCTTGACTTTGATGCGTTCCTTTACAGGTGCATACAAGTCACGTGCCTTACTTGGATTAGCCTTTACCTCTTGCATAGTCATGCCTGTGGCTGCAGTTAAGTATCTTGCACCGACACGGTGATAGCCTTCCTCATTACACAAGATGATACAGTTAGCACCCTGATGGGCAAAGCCACCCGGTGATGCAATCAAGCTGGCATGAAAGGATGTCTTACCAGTATTAGGCCGCGCACCAATCTCAATCAAGTGACCAGCATTCACACCCTCAACCTTACGAACCAAGCTAGGTATATTAAATGTCCATCGTGCCTCAAGGTCATTACGAGCAAGCAATGTCTCTAACTCTATATCATCCCATTCAATGTTTAGGTTAGGCGTGAAGTCATCACCGTACTGCTCAAGCATTTGACGTAATGGCTCAAGACTAGACTTGTCACCATTCACATAATCAAAACCTAAGTTAGCAATGTCTTCACCAATAACCTGCTGAAATAGTTTTGACAATACCTCTTGTGCTATGTCTCCACCCATCGGCTGCTCACGCTTGATCTGACCAAACAGGCTACTGTATGAAGCCTTCTGTGCCGTAGTAAGCGTTGGATTGTTAGCCATGAATAACGCCTCAATCTCATCTGGCGTAACAGTACGCTCATACCTATCCATAGCTGCATCAATTGATTGTTTGATCTTACGTACATCAGTACTAAACAATCTGTCAGGACAGCGAGAGCCACGATGATCCTCGTAGAACTCTTTGTCCATTAAACTTCTAATCAGTGATAATTCCATTTACATTCTCC